TTAAATCATGGCGAAAATCCTTTAAAATCTAACAAAAATTAGCTATATACATATATAAACATTTTGTTTATAAATAGTTATGAATTTAACAATGGAGAAAAAAATATGCACGAAGAACATAAAGAAGAAATAAAAATGTTAGAAGAATCTATTAAACATTATAAAGCTGAACTAAAAAGACCAGCTTGGAAATATATTTTTTCAAATGAAACCAGTCATCAAATTGCATTAAGAATTATTGAAAGTTATACAAAAAAGTTAGAAGAATTGAAGGGTTATTATGCCTAGTTGGTTATTTGTTTTAATATTAGTTACTAATGCGATACTATTTTTAGTGCCGCATTGGTTATAGGAGAAAAATATGAATGTACTTAGTTTATTTGATGGCATAAGTTGTGGTCAATTAGCATTACAAAGAGCTGCAATAAAATATGATAATTATTTTGCTAGTGAAATAAAACCTTTAGCTATTAAAGTTACGCAACATCATTTTCCAAGTACAATCCAATTAGGAGATGTTAAAAATATTAATCTTAAAGAAATACCAAAAATAGATTTACTTATTGGTGGTTCTCCTTGCCAAGACTTTTCAATCGTTAATACAAAACAACTTGGCTTAACTGGAACAAGATCATCTTTGTTTTATGAATATTTGCGTATTCTTAAAGAAATAAAACCAAAATATTTTTTATTAGAAAATGTAAGAATGAAAAAAGAATCTGAAAAACAACTTAATGAATATTTAGGTGTAAAGGGTTTACATATTAATTCTGAATTAGTTAGTTATCAAAAACGCCCTAGAATTTATTGGACTAATATCCCTAATGTAAAAGTTCCAGAAGATCGCAATATTAATTTTCAAGATTATAAAGATACAAATTTTGAATATTGTAAACAATTTAAAGTTAATAAAACACCATCAAGAATTAAAATGTGGAATGAAGGTAAAGGGTTTGTGGGTTTAGGCACTTGTCATAATGTTACTCATTCTAAAAAAGTTTATTGTTTAACAAGAAAACAAGATCGTAGCCCTAATTCTGGTTTAATAGAGTTTGATGGTTTTTGTCGTTTCTTAACAAGAAAAGAATTGGAACAAGCCCAATGTGTTCCAGCTGGTTATACTAATATGGTTTCATATAACCAAGCACAAGATTTATTGGGAGATGGATGGACTATAGAAGTTATAAGTCATATTTTACAAAATATAAAAAAGGATTAAAATGACAAATAAAGAATTACAACAAAGATTAAACAAGGTTGGATTAAATCAATCTGACCTTGCAAGAGCAATATATGATACTAAAAAATTAACTACTTCCCAGCGAGTAATGATAAATAGATACTGGACAGGAAAAGTTAAAATCCCTCATTGGTTGCCTAAACTATTAGACAGGTATATAACAAAATCAAATGAGCAGACAATCAATACTTGATAGATTAACAGACGAACACGAAACAAGAATTAATAGAGTTTTAATTAATTTAGAAGAAGCTATTGTTAGTTCTATCGTTAGTTCCACAGGTAGTGATATTGTTTCAACACAAATAGCTATAGAATTACGACCCTCTTTAAAAGCCTTAATTGAAGAAAATTATTTAACAGAAGCAGATGCTATTGTTAGAGATTATGACAAAGTAGTAAATGAATTTATGAAAGAATGGGGTTCTTTAAATATACCAGATGAATTTAAAACACTTACACAAGCTAATTTAGAAACTATTACTGCTTTAAAGTTTCAAGTGTATAGAGGTTTTGAAGATGTTGCTGGAAGATTTCTCAATGTAATAGCAGATGAAGTTTATCAATCTGCAATAGCTGGTAAGCCTTTTGATGAAACTGTAAAAGCTATAAGAGGTGCTATTAATGGAGTTTATCAAAGAAGTAATGAAGAAGCTATTAATCGTTTAGTAAGATATGTAGAATTAAATAGATATAATCGTAGTAAAAAAGCAAGAGTAGATGAAGCAATTAAAATACTACATACAAAATATGCTTCTGATAGACTAGGTAATAACATGAGAAGATATGCTAGTCAGATAGCACATGATTCATTAATGCAATTTGATGGCTCATTTATATTATTAAAAGCAAAAGAAGCTGGATTAAATAAATTTAAATACAATGGAACTTTGGTTAGAGACAGCCGAGATTTCTGTAAAAAAAATCAAGGAAGAACATTTACACAAGAAGAAGCTAATACAGAATGGCAAAAATCATGGACAGGAAAATCATCATCTGACCCTTTTACAGCTAGAGGTGGTTATCGTTGCAGACATTCTTGGCTTGTAGTTGCAGATAATTCTTAATTAATATATATAAACATTATAATAAAAGGAGATAACTATGGCTGACGAGCAAAAAGCGGATTTGGTTGAAGAAACTGCACCAATACAAGAAGCAGAAGAAGTAAAAGAAACCCAAGAAGAAAAAGAAAATGCCTATACTGAAAAACAATTAGAAGAAGCAGTAAGGTCAAGACTTGCTAGAGAAAGAGCAAAAATTTATAGAGAATTGGGTACAGATAAATTAGAAGATGCAAAAAGTGCTATTGAAGAAAAAAAATCCAGAGAATTAGACCGCAAAAAAGAACGAGGAGAATTTGAGGATATTTTAAAGCAACAAGCAGATGAGCATAAGAGTGAAACAGAAAAACTACAAAAAAAATTAGAAACAATTCAAGTTAGTGATTCTCTTTTAAGTTCAGCTTCAAAACATCAAGCTATTAATCCAGAACAAGTTTCAAATTTACTTAAAGGTAATGTAAAATTAAATGATGAGGGCAAAGTAGAAATACTTGCAGAAAACAAACAACCTCGCTATAATAAACAAGGCGAATTATTGAGTGTTGATGAATATGTTCAAGAGTTCATTACGCAAAATCCTCACTTTCAAAGTGCTACACCTAGTGGCTCTGGAAGTAAGGCAAATGTGGGTAAGGTTGACGCAAAACCTTTTAATATTGCGGATTTAGATATGACAAACCCAGACGATAGAAAGCGTTATGCTGAATATAAAAAGGAAAGGGATAGTAAACCCACTGTCATCAACTTAACTTAATATAAAAAGGAGTCTATAATGGCTGACGAAACAACAAGTTCAACGATCTCGGAACTATATACAGAGATCATAGCAGAAGCTATGTTTGTAGCGAATGAAAAATCACTTATGAGAGGATTAGTTAAAAATTATTCTATTTCAGGTGGTGGAAAATCGGTAGAAGTACCTATTTATGCGGCTGTAAGTGCGGCGGCAGTATCAGAAGCGGCAGATTTATCTAATACTGCAATCAATCCAAGTTCTGTTACTATTACAGCTTCAGAAGTTGGTATTATGACAACATTAACTGATCTTGCTAGAAATAGTGCATCAAGAAATGTTGGTTCAGATATTGGAAAATTATTTGGTGAAGCAATCGCTAAAAAAATTGATGTAGATTTAATCGCATTATTTGATGGATTTAGTAAAATTGTAGGTGGAGCAGATGTTGCTTTTTCTGCAGCAAAACTATTTGAAGCAGTTGCTGAATTAAGAAATTTAGCAGTACCATCATCAGATTTAGCTTGTGTGGTGCATCCATACATAGCATATGATATGAAATCAGGAGTATCTAATACTTTTGGTGCTGGATCAGGTGCAACTACAGATATTGGTAATGAAGCAATGAGGTCTGGATTTGTAGGTACAGTAGCTGGTGTTCCAGTTTATGAATCTGCAAACATTTCTAACACAGGTACAACTGGTGATTATAAAGGTGCTGTATTCCACAGAGATGCTTTAGGACTTGCTATGATGCAAGACCTAAAACTAGAAACTCAAAGAGATGCTTCTTTAAGAGCAGATGAGATTGTTGCTACAGCAGTTTATGGAGTTGCTGAATTAAACGATACTTATGGTGTTGAGTTAATGATGGATTCATCATTACTGTAAACAATTAATTAACTAGAGGGGGTTAATCCCCCTCTTACACAAAGGGATTTTATGGTAATAGATAACAAAATAACAATTACTAAAATTATGGACGATCAAATTATTGAATTAACTAATGGTAAAAAAATTATCAAAAGAAAAAAAGTTGATTGGGAAAAAAATAAAGATGTTTGGAAATTTAGAGGATATAGTTTAGTAGAAGATAAACCTAAAAAGAAAAAAGGTAAAAAGTAATGTGTAATTGTAATGGCAACTGTATTTGTGGTAAATAATGGCAACTTCTCAATTTAGTGTAGCAAATAGTGATTTACAAACTATACAACCAGATATTCTTGGTTTTGGTATAGCTACATTTGAATCACATTTACAACTCGCAGAAGATGATGTTTTAAGACAGATTCGTGCTGAATGGTGGGAAAGATATAGGCATACAGTAAGATATAAAGATATTACAAAAGTAACTTCTATTGAAATGACAGATAGTAAACTTACTAATGCTCAATGGAAAAGATGTGTAGTTTATATGGCTATGTGGAAATATATATATCCTCAATTAACTAAATGGAATGAAATAGGAAATTTAGATTCATTTCAAATACAGATAGAATTTTACAAAGATAGATACAACGAAGAATTTCAACAAGTATTAAGAGATGGTGTTGAATATGATGAAGATGGAGGAGGAACTATTGCAGCTTCAGAAAAAGAAGCTATCCATACTTTACGCCTTACTAGATAATGGTTGCTGATATAAAAGTTAAAGCTAATACGATTGAAGTAGTTAATTACATAAAAAAATTACAAAGAAATATTCCTAAAGATATTAAAAGAGCATTAAATGTTGTATCTGCTTATGGAGTTCAAAGAGTAACTGAAAAAACACAAAAAGGTGAAATGCCAGATGGTGGTAGATTTGCTGGATATTCACAAAAAGCAAAAGAAGATAGAGCAAAACGAGGACGACAAACAAGTTTTGTAGATTTAACTGATACTGGCAAAATGTTTAGTTCATTAACTTTTAAAGTTTCTGGAAGTAAAGGCTCTTTATTTTTTAGACGACAAACAGAAAATGAAAAAGCCTTTAGGCATGATCAAGGCATAGGCAAGTTGCCAAGACGATCATTTTTTGCTATTGGTAAACAAGATGAAAATAAAATTAGAGATTTATTTTTTAAACATATTAAGGTTTAGTAATGAGTGAAAGAGAAGATATAGCTAGTGATATTATTACTAAATTAGATGCTGTTTCTAGTCCTATTGAATTAAAAAAAATAACAAGAGAGCCATTTGAAGTAGAAGAATTATCAGATGCTCAATTTCCTAGTGCTTATGTTCAAAGTGGTAATGAATCTAGAGAGCCTTTT